GTGGTTGTTCCCTATCTCCAGCTTGTTGAAAATCAATTTCAATGCAAAGCCGAACGCAGCAAAACAAACACCAAACACCATCCGTGTCAAATCATCAAAATCCATATTTCATTTTTTCGGCGCGACCGTTCCGGTGCGTTGAAATTTGCCCTCGAGCCAAGGCCAATCTTTTACGCCTGACTTGACCATCGCCTGATTGATTTGCGCGTTGATCGCCCACCGTTCGGCGCGATTCGATTCGTCGAGCTTTTCCCACTTGGATTTAAGTGCCGCAATATCCTTGTCCAATTTTTTGCGTTTCTTGGTCATGCTGCCCGCTTGCGTTTGTGGTGCTCCTTGGCCCAGAGTCGCGGGCTTCGAGTTCGGCACCATTCAACATCGCCGTCGCTCATCTTGGCACCAAGTTTGGCGTCTCCTTCTGAATCAAGGTAGGCTTGGCCGTCCACGTTTATATCGTGCACCCGCGCCAAGAATTTAACCGCCTCGGCCAGTTCATTCAAGGTCAAGCTGTCGGCCTTGTTTCCCTCGAGGATTTTCTTTGTGTTATTTGTCATTTTATACGGGCGAGGACGTCAGCCACCAGTTGCCGCTGTATGCTGCATTGTCTGAATACCAAGTGGACAGACCGTCGCTGTAGATTGTGAATATTACGACGTTGTACAGGTAAGTTTCCAGATACCGCTCTGCCGTATATCCATTGTATATATTATAACTAATTTGGAACAAATCGCCGGAGTCGGATGTTTGCACCGCGAAATAATAACCGGAAAGATTCTCGAGCCAGAATTGGAACCGCCGACCCGCTGGCACCTCGCTGGGGCGTGGGATGGTCAATCGGTAATTGTCGCCGGGGTCATAATCATCCATCCCGATTAGCTGGTCGGTTCCGTTTTCGGTAAAGGTTGAACTCGTGCCGGACGTGATTTGCGTCGCCGTCATTGCACCGCCGCCCGTGCCTAGTTGGGTGTCGGTGCCAGCGTCATCAGTAAACCAGAGCGTATTCGGCGCATCATCCTTGACCCAGATTTGACCATATCCCGCCGTGTCTGCGTCTGCCGCTGCTTGTTCCTTGAGCGTTTCGGTTCCCTCGACGGTTAGCTTTGAGACCGGAGTGGTGACACCGATGGCAACGTCGCCTCCATCAAAATAAATGTCGTCCCCGTCCTCAGTCCACGGCGACTCCTCGCTGCCGATTGCTGCCCAAGTATTGTCGCCCCTCAAGTAAACCGACGCGCCGGGTGTGCCCGTGGCCGAAAGGTCGCCCGTGATTGTTCCGGTGCTGGTGATCGTGCCGCCCGTGACATCAATGAACGTGCCGTTGCTGGTCGCCACACTGGTCACCCCACCGCCGCCGCCCGTGCCTAATTGAGTATCGGTGCCAGCGTCATCAGTGAACCAAATCGTGCAAGGATCATCATCCTTGATCCAGATTTGACCGTACCCCGCCGTGTCTGCGCCTGCGTCGGCCTGTTCCTTGAGCGTGGTAGTGCCCTCGATTGTAAGCCTCGAGACTGGAGTGGTGACACCGATGGCGACGTTGCCCGTGGAAAAATAAAGATCGTCCCCGTCCTCAGTCCATAGGTTGCGGTAGACCACGTTTTTCCATGCCACACCAGATGCGGCAGTCGAATCAGCAACAAGGAAATCGTCATCAACGCCAACCCCAAGTCTGGTTTGCGATGTGGTAAAAACCTCGAGATCGCCCTTGGTCGTAAGGTTGCCGCCACCGCCGCCGCCGCTGGCCACAATCGACGTGACTTTGAACCCGTACTCCTGCACCGAGCCGTCTGAGGTTAGGCGGATTTTTACCTTTGAGCCCGAGACGGTTTTGGTTGCGCTGGCAAGCTCCGTGCCTTCAAAGGGTGAACCGGAAATTTGAACATCATCGCCATCGTAAATATAAATGTAATCATATCCAGACTCGGTCTCCGTGTCGGCGTTGAAGGTCACATCGATCGAGGAAGCGCAACAACATTCGTATTCCCAAGTCTCATCTATGCCGCTCGCATATGGGTGATCCGATTCGGGCAAGTCCCCGCACCCACCGCCGCCGCCCGTTGTGACCGTAACCTGCCCACCGCCGTCATCGGTCAACGTGCCATTGCTCACGACGATGGTGTCCACGCTGGAAACGCTTGGTGAGCCGTCCACCTCCTTCACCGTTAAGCTGCCGCCGCCGCCGCCGCTGCTTTCAATTTTAATCGTGCCCGCTGCATCGTCGCCCGTCAGGGTCACGTTATCCCCTGCAACAAGGCCGACCACGTTGTCGGTGTCTTGGCCGACGTCAATGTATGAATCCCCGGAGGTCGTGCCGCCATCTTCAGAGATGTTGACCGTCTGAAGAACGGTAGAGTCTACCTCAATCGTGCCGCTGGTGGTGATTTCCCCACCTTGCAGCCCGTTGCCCGTGTCCACACTGGTCACCGTGCCGCCGCCACCGCCGCCGCCTGAAATTGTGACCTCCGTGATGTTGGTGACGATGCCCTGCTTGTTGACGGTGACGACCGCGCTCTTGGTTGCGCTGCCATAAGTGCCCGTGTCCTCCTCGTCAATGTGGTGCAGTAATCCGATGTTGTAAGTCGTTGTTCCAAAAACATCGACAACGAGATGAATTCCCGGCCCTGCATCTAACACAAACTTGCCCACCTCGCCTTCGTCCCCGTCCTCGCCGCCAATGGGGATGTCTCCAGTCCAGTTTGTAATGGTGCCGCCGTTGTAAACTAAAGTTGCCGCCGTTGCAGAAGCATCCCCTGTGTCCAGTGGGTCGCCGTTGTAACCCGAGCCGATGTTGGTGCAAAGTTGCCGCCCGATCTGGAGTTCAACGCCGCCGTGCGTTGTGGACGGCACGCCTCCCGAGTCGGTTTTGAAATGAAGGAATCTCCAGTTGTCCTCATAGCCCGGATACGCCTCATTGTGGTTCGCATCAAAAATGATGTAGGAACTCCAATCGGCATAATCGTCAAGGTTGTTGAGCTTCGCGATGCTCAGGTTTTGGCCATGAGTGACGGCAATGCTCCCCCCAGAATCCACGCAGCTAAAAATGAACCCGTTGCGACCCCACGTATCCCCGTCATAAGTGAACTCGCCATAAGGGATTTGGATGTTCATTTTCTCATCCGTGGCGGCGGAACATTGGATGGACTTATCGTATGACCAAAACTCGATTTCCTTCCCGTCCGACATCACCCAACTCGATGTGGTTGGGGAGTCAAATGGGTTTTCGTATCGCAGGGATGCAACCGTAAAAGAAGTCATCCCACCGCCACCGCCGCCGCTGGGCACCTTCCAAGTGTTGTCTCCACAAAGGAAAGTCGTCGCGGAGGCCGCGCTTGAATCAGCCGCCAATTCGATTGTGATATAGTTTCGGCTCACGCTTGCGCCAGATGTTAAGTGCGCGTGAATGAATGTGTCGTGGGTGACGAGCAACCCATCGGTTGAACCTGTTCCAAGTGGGATTTCTAATTCCTGATGGTCGTCCTCAATCACCCATGAGCTACCGCCGCTGCCGCTCGGTACGGCCCAAGTATTGTCGCCGCGCAGGAAGGTGGTATCATCGGCGGTGCCCGACGCGCCAAGGTCATATTCGATATACGGCGACGGCCCCGTGGTTAATCCCGCAGCGAGAAAAGTCCCGGCGCGAAACTCAAAGGTCATGCCGTTGGTGATTTCTTCATTCGAGGCTCCTTGATCTGAAGCCGTCCAAGAATAACTGCCGCCACCACTATCGACAAAACTCAAAACCCTGCTCCCGTCCGTCTGGAGAACCTGCCCGCTTGATCCGTCCTCAAAGGGTAGAGTCCAGATGAGTCCGTTGTCTGCATCAAGTGAGCCGCTCCCAGCCAAGTCAGCCACGGGGGGGCAACGGAATGCGACATTGTAAGGAGTTCCGCCTATTTCCCACGCAAAGAGCCTAATGGTTCCCGTCATATCGTCGTCCGTGGAAAGCGGGCCTTTCCAGCTCGCAGGGTGGATTTCAAAACCCTTGTCCCAATACTGAACCCATTTTGTCGCTCCCATGTTCGAGATGACGTTGTGGTGCATCAACAACAGATCACCGCCGAGCACGGGCATGGAGTCATGCGAAAGATCAGTTTGGACGGATAACTTGAACTTGGTTTCGGTGTCGTTGGAAAAATCTATCTTAAAAGAATTGTGGTCCGGACTTCCGGTTATGACCTCGAACATGGAGCGGAAAACCAGATTCTCAATAAACGCTTTGATCCGCTGCGCTTGCTTTGCGTCAAGTAAAGTGGGAGTTGTGCCCTTGCGGAAATCACCGTCAAACTTGTAAGCATTGCTCGGGACAGCCCCTTTGCCCTTCGAGAATTTTGCCTGTTTATTAGCGTTTGCCATTTACTCCGCTTCGGCTTGATATTGAATCTGCTCCCAGATATTCCCTGCGCCATAGCAACGGCGAAAAACCGCATCCCTGACAACGATGAAAGTATCGGCGGAAACGTATCCGGTGTAAGTGGAATATGTAGTGCTCGTGTCGTCGCCCACATAGCTGACCGATTCCCCCCTGCTGTTGGTAATATAAAGTTGCTGCGCTACCACGGCGAAATCTGTCAGCGGGTCGGCTGTTTTTAGAAATGTGTAATTATTCTTGAGCGGCACAACCTTTGGAAAGGGCGAGCGAAAATTTGTGTCAGTTGCGTATGAGTCATAATAGCCCGGAAAGGTGACTGATTCATAACTGTAAGCGGTGAATGCGCTGGGCACGGTGCCAAATCGGCGTTGCCACTGGACGAGCCCCGCGCCAATTTCTGAGGGTTCCGTTTCCTCAAAAAGAAATGCAGATGTGTAAGTGCCATCCGCAGTATCCAAGGCCAGCGGAGCCCATGAGTCACCCGCCTGCACAAAGTCGCGTTCATATATTATGGCGGTTATATCGCCAATGGACTGGAAAGGGTAGTCAATGCGCGGCACAGTGCCAATCTCCACAGCGGTTGCCCAGTCATCTCCATTAGGGTCATCAGGATAAATTGGCATGGGGTTTCCTTTATTGGTTCACGAACTTTCCTTTGAGAGTTTGGTATATCAATCCGCGCTGCTGGATTGCAATATCCAGCCTTCTGATAATTGCCTTCTGGTATTTCGGGTCAAATGCACCCGCGCCCCCCGTCATTGAAACCTTCCCCCCGCCGCCCATTGCCAGCAGGGGATTTTTTTTGACTGCGGCATTGAATTTTTTCTGCTCTACGGTGGCTCTCTTGATTTGCTGGGCAGGGGCACCCCCGCCCCGCATGAGGTTTTCCGTGATTCTGCGGTTGATGTTTTCAATATCTATCCCTGTCTTGAAAAACCACTTCTTACCATATCTGTCCGTGATTCCTTCTGTCCTGAGCCGCTGAATCATCTCCCACTTTTTCCGAGCTTCGGCCAAGCTGTCGGCTCTTAGTGGCACCCCTGCAAAATTAAATTTTAACTTTCCTTGCTTGGTCAGGTACGCAACGGAGGCTTTCATCAGGGCAGCCATCCGCTTCTCCTCTGCTGCCCTTGCAGACTTGTCGTTCCGAAGCCCTAATGCTGCTTGAGCTTTGCGCTCTTTTTGTTCTTTTTCCCACTCCTTCTTGCTCAACCCTTTGACGCGCAGCTCCTCCTTCTGTTTTTCTATCGCAATTTCATACTGCCTATTCCTTTCCCGCCAGTGTGCCATAGTTTCGCCGCGCTGCAACTTGCGCCAGTTGGCGATGGCCCTTTCCTTTGCGTCCTGCTTTACCTGCAAATTGAATGCCGCCAGACGATTTGCCTTTTCTTCTGCTTCACCCTTTCTTTTTAGCGCAGCAAGTTTCTGCTCTGCCTCAATGCGCTGCAGGTTGTCATAGATTCTTTTCTTTAATGCCGCCCGCTCGCGCGCCTCATCGGCAGCAGTATTTTGCGCTAAAGCGAGCCGCCCAATCGTGGTGAGCCTTATAAGTCCTACTATTTTTTCCAGCCTTGCCGCCCACTTTTCCAACTTCTTTTCCATTTTATCAATCCACGCACTCACATTCTCGAAAATTTCCTTGCCGTGTTTCAAAATTTTCACCTTCCACTTGTCAACCGCCCTGTCGCTCCCTTCTAGTTTCTTTATTGCCGAGTCGATCCAACTAATAATTATCGGAATAACGAAATCCCCAAATGCCCTAAGAATTCTCATCATAAACCCGACCAGCTTTGGGACTTGATCTACAATCCAATCGGCCACGAAATTAATAATCTCAAGAAGTTTTCCTTTAACTTTGTCTATGGTTTTTCTCAATTCTGCCCCCCATGTGTCTTTGCCAAAATGTCCAATCAAATTAACCCACATCCCTGTGACCTTATTGATCCAACCCGCAAAATTACCCATGGCTATCGTAATCCATCCAAAGTTTTCGTAGACCCACTCCAACGCTCTTGCGACAATAGCCAGCGTGGGTGCCAAGGTTGCGTTGAGAATGGCGGCAAGGATTTTCAGTTGGGGACCGATCAGAGGAAATATTTGCCGAGCAAGGCCGAAAAATATATTCACGAGGGGGAGGAATGATTTGACGATATTGGCAATATCCGCCGCGAGAGCGTCCCACGGCAATTTTTTCATCATTTCAATCGTGTTCATGATTTGTGGCATGATAAGTTTCACCACAGGGGCAAGGGAATCTCCCACTACTTTTTTAAACGCAATCCATGCGACTGCCATTTGTTTCATGGCAAAATCTACGCCGCCGGAAACTTCCTTGAATGCTTTATTCGTTGCACCAGCTTTTTCCCCCATCGCTTCCATTTGCTCGTTGAGCCCCTTGGAACCATCGGCGGCAAGGATCAAGGCTGCGCTGCCTGCCTCTATGCTGCCAAACATATCAGGCAAGCGAAGGCCGAGCTTTTTTGCGTGTTCGGACAGGGCATTAAGCGCGTCGGAAAGCTTGCCTCCTTCCTTCATAAAATCGGGAAAGGTTTTACCCGATGCCGCTTCAAAATTCTTGAACGCGTCCATGCTGGCCTTGCTTAACTCTGAGAACATGGCTTTAAGCTGCGTTCCAGTTTCAGCCGACTTGCCGGGGCCGAGGTTTTTTGTAAGCTCCGCAAAGGCTGCGCCCACGGTTTCAAAGCTAATTCCCAGCGAGGCAGCGATGGGTGTGACTTTGCCAATGTTGGCGGCAAGCTCCGGCATCGTGGTCACGCCCTGTTTAATTATGGTGAACAAAGTGTCGGAAACATCCGACGCCTTTTCCGCTCCCATTTTGTAGCCATTGAGAACCGTGGTCAATGCTCCCACCGCTTCAGCCGTTGAGGATACGCCGCCGATGGCTGCCTTGGACGCTGCCTCCATGAAGCTGAAAACGTTCTCCTTTTTAATGCCAGCGGATAAGGCGTTGTAGAGGGATTTGGTCATATCCGCAGGCATTTTTCCCATCTTCTGGGAAAGGTCCATCATGTCCGCTGTCATCTTTTTCTTGGCTTCCGCAGATATATCGGGCAGCAGCGTGAACACTTCCCGCATCCCCGCATCAATTTTTGCTGCCACCTTGACGGAATCCATTCCCATTCCGATTATGGCACCCGCCGCCTGCGTAAAAGCGCGGGCAATATCTTTGGCGGCTTGCGCTGCTGCTCCTCCAAATTTCTTGAGCATCCCTCCAGCCCCCTTCAGGCCCGCTTTCATTTTGTCAGTTACGACACCAATAACCGCTTTGATGCTATAATTAGCCATCGGCGTTCTCCTCTTGTTTGTTCAGTGCGGTTAGGCTTTTGATGTATTCATGCCGCACCTTATCCGCGTGGAACTCAAAAGTGATGGCATCCTTTTCGCCCATTAAACGCTTTGCCATTGCATCCATATAAGCTTGAGCGCGGCTGATGGGTAGGTCCAGAATTTCGCGCTCGCTCCAACCGTACTGGCTGGCTGCCCCGTCAATCAGTTGAGCAACCCATCCCGATTTCATTGACTCGGATGAGTCGTTGTCTTTTGCCGCCGCAAGTTCCTTTTCCATTTCGGCGGCAATCGCTTCATAAATAAGACCCGCATATTTTTTCCAGTTGATGAAATAATGGAAAAGGGCAAACCGCCTGCCCGCGCTGTGAACGGGCCGGAATTTTGGGTGCATTATCCAGAGGAAATGAAGCACATCCTCCTTCGTTGGGATCACGTTTTCTTCAGCGCAAAACCCAAGGAAGGGGGATTGTACCTGCTCCAAAAACAGGTAGCGTTCCAAGGTCAAGGGAGCCAGCCAAAACCTTCCCAGCGGCACATTGACGGTCAGGAAAACCCTGCCGCTGTCCTCACAATCTTTCCGCCTTGCTTCAGCTAAATCCGCCTTGAACCTCTTATGGAGGTCAGCGGCATTCACGGTCCCTAGTTAATTTTCTCGTAGAAACTTATGGACAGCTTTCCATAATCGGATTGCGTCTGAGCGTCACCCACCTCGGTCAGCAAATACGTAGTATTATTCCGAGCATTGGTTGTGCCCAGCACCAGTTCCTCGCCCAGCGCGGGATTGGGTGCTGTTGAGTCTGAGTCCGTGGAATACTGTAGGGTCATTGATCCTTCAACCCTAGAAGGCACTATCGTCGAGCCAAGCGGTTCTCCGTTAGAATCATCGATGTCCACGCGGTTGGATCCATAGGTGAAGCTTGCACTTTCCACCACATAGACTATGGAGTTAATTGTTACAGGTGAGTCCTGTATCCCAAAGCTTTGGGTTCCGTCTGAGGTAATTGCCATCGTTTATTTTTCCCTTCCCTTTTTATAGGAGTCGGCCTATTCGGCACGTATTGTTTTTGGTTTTGGTTCTGACGCTAGGCTGGCCAAGCGTCCCGTCTTATTTCAAATTTAAGTGCCCATGTCAACTCCGTAACATTAAAATCGGCGTCGGCCATGTAGGTGCATCCACCCGGCTGAATCCATTTCATATCATAATATGGAAGCGTGGAGCTGTCCCAGTTGGTTGCGCTATAAAGCAAAGTGGATCGCACCTCAGAACGATAGGTGGCATGGTCAGCAGCTTGCCCAACTGCGTTGTCCGTAATAACCCGCACCACAAAAAGCGCATCATATTGAGAAAAATCCTCGGTGGTGGGTGAGCCTCCATCGCCGTGCAGGATGGGCGGTGAAGTTCCTTCCTCTAGCTGCAAAGCGCATTCCACGCGGGGTGTCTGCAAAACGGTTTCGGAAACTGTGCCCACGCATTGGATGCTTGTGGCAGAATTCAAAAAGGTGACAGCAGCCCCTTCAAAGTGGACTTCAAAATTATGTAAGTCTGCCAGATTAGTTGCCGCCATTATTTTCCTTTGGAGTAGCGGGCCGAGCAGTCAATGCGCAGGCAAACGGTATCGGCATACAGCTTGTCCATGTTTACCTTGAACTCGTTGGTCCCATCATCAAGCACCCAACCCTTTTCCGGGTAGGGGGAAACGCCATCTATATTCAAATAAAAGCGCGTGTCCAAATGGATTTCCCTGCCGTTTTCTTCCACCACAAAACCGTCCTCCAATGTTTCCTTTGTGGCGGCAAACTGCACCCCCACGCTGCCCGTAGGCAGGACGGTGGTGAGGGTCACGGGAAAATCCAGCAGCGCAAAATCCATGTCTGCCGAGAGGATTGCTGTGCTTATGCTGGCCATCTAAAAAAAGTGCCGCCCCCGTTTTCGCTCAGTTAGAGCGGCGGGGGCGGCCAGTTTATCCACCCCTCTAGGCTCCCGTGATAGTTTCGCCCGCGTTTGCGTTAAGAATAATCTCATCGCATGAATTGCGGACGCGGATTACGTTGGCAGGTGGTTGTTCGGTGCGGAATGTCTCACTGACAAACTGCCCGCCTCTGTCGGTGTAACAGAGAGTTCGGCCAACACCGCCACCACTCATCGCGCCGTCAGAAACGGATGCGACATAGTAACTGGTCGTCGGCCAGATTGAAGCGCGGCTTCCGGTCTGTCCCTTGATGGCTGAATTGTAGCGCGTAGCTGCGATCACAATACTATCCACTCCAAGGACTTTGGCCACCTGATCCTGTGACCAGAACATGGAACCCGAACCGTTGATAAGGTTGCGCATATCATCGGTCTGGAGCATTTCTTGGTAGAGGCTGGCTTCCATTACCAGCGTCAGGTTCTTGCGAATGCCCGCTGACTGTAACCGCAGAACGGCTTGGTTCACGTCATTGATGGGGGTGGCACTTGCGACGGTTGACATGGTTGCAGTCGCCGCCGTGCTGGTGAAGCTTGCTCCACTGAGGGCTGCGGCAACCCGTATCTCGTGTCCGACCATCAGGTCATCGGCCAACTGGTTTGCGGCCATGGCTACGATGTCCAGTTGTGCGTCCGTCTCAGCTTGGGCGATTTCAATATCATCCAAACTATTCTCCACTCCGTATTCCAGACATTCGAACGTGGCTGATTGATACTCCCCGGAAACCGAGGCATAATTGGAACCAGCGGCACGAGGCTTGGAAACGTCGTTGTCGAATTGGGATGTCAAAACCTTCACGAATGTGCCTTGCCGTTTATTGACAGACAGATACGGAAGAACTCTAGCTCCCACGAATTCTTGGCGGTCAACTTCGTTTACAACTTCCGAAATGACGGGTTGGAAACTTGCCGCGCTGCTAGGAAATAAGCTCATATTATTTTAATCCTTTTTAAGTGTTGCGATTAGGCGAGGAAGGTTTGGTGGGGTAGCAGCTCAATCACATCACCATCCGTCGATGAAGCCTGAAGGGCCACGCCGATTTTAGTGTTGCTGGTGTCTGTCCCAACTTTTCCGCTCCCGTCAATGTAGCAAGTATCCGCGACGGCGATCGTGTCGCCTCCAGCCAGAACTTCTATGGTTCCGCCTGCGTTTAATAGTTGGACATTGCCATAACCGGAGGCCGCTATGTCCTCGGTCGTTGCGCCGATGATCTGCTCTAGGGCATCATCGCTTGAGACGGCGATGGTTGCGCTGGAGTCCAAGGTGACTAGCGAGTAAGCGTCAATCGCCACGGCAGTCGCTTGGAACGTCCGCCCGCTTTGTTGGTGTGTTGTTGATCCCATATCAGTTTAATGTGTTCAGGTTTGTGTTCATGGTGAAAAATTCTGGATGCTTTTTGCCAACCTCCAGCAAGGCTTGTGACCTTGTGAGCTTGGGGTTCGCTTCCATTTCCTTTTGAATTGCCTCAGCTTTTAATTGTGTCGGGGGCAGTTCCTCTTTTATTTCAGGGGCTGCATCCTCCTCAATTATATCGCCACCTTCCACAAAGGAGCGGAGGCGTTCAGTCTCGGCAATATACTTATCGAGCGTGGCAGTCAACTTTTTCACCCGCGTTTCTAGGTCGTCAATGACCTCCTGCTGGGCTTCAACCTCTGTGCTCTCACTTGCTTCCTCCGCCTTTTCGGCGGGCTCGGCAACGGCAGCTTCGGTTTCTTCAGTTTCATCCGGCTCGGATAATTTTTTCTTGGGTTTCTTTTTTGCTGCCGTGGTCTTGGATTTATCCTTGCCCTCGGCGGCTTCCTCGGCTGCTTTCCGACGCTCTAATTCATCAGAGGCAGCGGTGGTCAGTTCGACAAGTTCCGGTGTGTTCATGGTGTCTATTTGTTGGTTTTGGGTTGGTTCTGAAAATAGGCTGGAAGTTGCTGCGGGGTTATCCACAAAGTCTGCGCTCTGAATTTTGGTCATTTCAACGGTGGGAAATTCATGCAATGAATCGTCCGGTTTGCTCTCCATTCCTGAGTAGGGCAGCGGACCTTCTGGGGTTTCCCATGCCAAAGCCGCCTCAAAGACCAGCGAAATTCCAAAGGTATCCGGCAGCCTTTGCGCCATTTCAAACAGTCGCTCGTAGGTTTCGGGCTGGTATTTTTTGAATGACTCAAAGGCGGTAAATATACGGGCCTTAAGCGCGAGCGGAGCAGAAGCGGCGACCGGAAAACTGCGCTCCACCTCCTGCTGTGGCCGAGCGAGCCCGCAGCCATATCCCTCGCTTCCACCGCCGCAGACCGTATTGGCACCCCTGTTCTCCCATGAGCATTCGCACTCCCACGAGGAAAGCCACCTTTCCTCTTTTTGATCCTTGCGCCGTTTTCTTCTGGCCGCTGGGTCGGGGAAGGTTTCCGGGTAATCATTCACCCCATCCCCGTCCGCGTCCCGGCCTGACCTTGTTTTCCTTTTATCACCGCACCAGTCGGGGCCATAGGGTGCGTGTTCACAGCCGCCGTCCAAATAAAAGCCTGAGAAAAAGCCCACCTCGGATGTGAGCCTGTCGCCCTGTGCGTTGGCGTGGGTAATGTATGCAGGCAGCGACCTTCCCGACAGCTTGTTGATCGCATCCATTAGGGTTTGCTCCGTGACAAGAATTCCGTGCCCCCGCGCCTCGCCCACTTCCACCAAGGTCACATCGTGCAGGATGCCAAGTTCAAAGTCTACCGAGCCGCCATTTCCAAAGGTGTAGGAGCGGATGGCACTGGCCTCAACTTTCTCCCGCACCGCTGCAAACAGTGGGCCAGCAATGTCAAAGATTCCTTGGTCGTCCTGTTGCCCTGCGCGTTGGCGAATTGCCCGCAACCCGCTCATGGATACGGTTTTGAAATCATCCGTGAAGGGGAAAGTGTAGTGACCTTTTGTTTCTACTGGCGCGTCTGAGTTCCTGCCCAGATACCAGTTGCCAAATTCTTTCCAGCCGTTCGTGTTCAGGTAGGCGTTCTCAGCAGTAGCAGAGGGGCCATCCCAAGAACGGCTCGTGGATACCTTTCCCTGTGAAATAAGTTTGCGCGCAAAAGCCGCCGCGCTACGGCTGGCCGTTGAAACGCCAAGCTCAATCGCTTCCATTTTTTGTTTTAGGGTTTGGGCTTTTCAGCCTTGGGCTTTTCGGCCTTGGGTTTTTCTACCTGCCCGTCCACGTACTTTTGCTCCATGCTGGTGAGCTGGGCAAAAAGTTTCTTGTTCGGTTTGTCCAAATAGTCGGTAACTTTTTCTCTCATGGCTGGGTTTCCTTGGCTGCTGCTGGTTGTGCCTGCGCTTCTGGCGTTAAGTCCGGGTCCAGTATGTCGGCAAAGTTCGCTGAGGCGTTGACGTTGAATTGATTAAAGAGAGCGAGGTAATTGTCAAGTCCATATTCTTCAGCGAGCCGCTTTGCAACGACGATATTTTGGGCCTTTCTGCGCAACACGCTTTCCGCTGTGTAACCAAATTGGGAAGCAATATCATCAAGCGACTGCGCTCCCATTTGTAAATACTTTGCATCCGCCTGCACTTGCTGCGCCCTGTTGATCCAGCGAAAGGCGGGCGGTTGCCAGCGCACTTTGAACGGGTCAAAGCCGTATGGAAATTTAGAATCGGATGGCATTACCAGTTCGCCATTCAAAAGCCACTTCTGGATTCTCCACTTGTAAATCTTGTTGAGAGTGGGAATGAATGCGCGCTGCTCCTCCTCGATTGCGCCCTGATACAAAAGCACCAAACCCTGAGAAGCTGAAAAGGAAGTGGCCCCAATGGTCGCCAGAATCATTTCCACAGGCACACCGATTGCCGCGCCCACTTGGCGAAGCCGATACATACACCAGTCTATTCCATCCACGTTTGGCCTGCCGTTTGCGCTTATTGTCTCAACACTTTCCCCCGGCTCAAGGTAATGGAATTGTCCGGGCTCAAACCTTTGAAGCCTGCCCGTGGTGTCTTGTTCGTCGGCGGCAATCCTGTCCACGATTTCAAACTGGGAATGGTTCTCCCGCTTGACCACCGCTGAAAGGCTGGCCGCCACCTTGGCGGAAATCATTTCTATGTCCTCATATTCATCCACATCCTGCAAAGCATTGACGCAGGAAGCCAGTTCAGGAACGCCGCGCCATTGGCTTGGTCGGATTCGTTTGTAATACAAAAGCATATCCCGCGCAGGAATATCCCTGACATTTTGCAAACTGCCATTGAGCCGCTCGCCCACCTTGTAAAGCACTGGACGCCCTGCTTTGTTTACCACCACCCCGTTCTTGTCTGGGTTGTTTTCTGTCCACTGAATTGTGTCCCAAGCGTTCCCAATGCGCTGGCCCTCAATCAACTGCAACTTGCCGCCCCGCGTTTTTAAAATGCCGATGTCGCCCTGAAAAAGCGTGGAATCAATTATTTCCTTTTGGACTGCGGTGAAATCCATTGTGCCAGTCACCTCGCATTCCGTTGCCCAATGGGTCCACAGCCTGTTGATGTCCTCGCTAAAATTGTCATCCAAGGTTTGGGGTTGCGGCACAATTCCGTTGCCAATGACGTCCGCCTTTTTCATGCGTGAAATGGCTTTGACCACCGGATTGTTCCGCTTGAAATTCATCAGGGTAGAAATCAGCCGCGCCCTGTCCACGGAGTTTAGCTCAATTTCCTCTGACCGTAGCGGCTCCAGTCCACGGCTGCGTCTGCGCCTTGTGTTTTTCACCGCATCATATCCAAACAGGATTTGAGCTGCGCCCTTTATTCTGTCAGTCAATTTCATATCAATCCCAAGTGCTGAAGTCCATTCGGTTTCTGCCGCGTGCGTTTGCTGCGTTGCCTGAAGTGCGCAAAAGAACTTCCGTTGATAGGGCACGGATGTCCCTGAGCAGTTCAGCCCTGTCCTCGTAGGTGTAAGTCCTATCCCCGATTGTGTAGCTGTGCGCTGGGCTGGTGGAAATTGTGGTGAGAGCCGTGACCATGTTGTCACGGATAGTGGCTAGGGTAGCGACTGGGACATTTGCTGCCATCGCTATTTCTTAACTCGAATATTAGGAAAGAATCCAGCTAAAAGTTTTGAGCTTTTAAAAGCATCCTTTTCTATCGCTACTCCATAAGCCTTCATCCGCGAACGCATTGCCGATTCTACATTGCCTTTTGCGCCGGTAAAGGGGTTATAGGTGTTCGTGGATGTAATGGTGAAAGTGATGGTTGGATTGTTGCCGCGCAAATCTTTTTTGCTCTTTGCGACTCTGTTAGTGCTCCAGATTGGGCCATCCTTGCCCGAGCTACCCATGCCGCCAGAATCTAGGTAAGACGTTTTGATAACGTCAGCATCCTGCCAGCCTGACCCATATCGCCGGAGCCTCAAGTCAGCCGCCACCCGATAAAAAACTGCCTTCGCCAAACCCACGCGGGTTTCGGCGCGTTTCTTATTCCATTTCAACCGCGCCTGAAGCTTGGCCCACTTGGCATCTGAATAGCGAAAACCCTTGAGGCCGTTGCGCGTGGGGCCGACATAATATTTTTTCCCATTCATTTTCACCCAACCTTTAAAATATGACGAGGTCGGATTATATTTGCCTCCAGCTTTTTGGCGCGTGGAGCGTTTCATTCTGCTCCTTGCCGTTGCCCCCTTGAGCATGGCCAAAAATTCCCCCTCTATGACGCGCCCCATGGTGGTCGGTGGGCGGAATTTACTTTGAAGTTTCTTGAGGTATTTCAGGAAGGGCTTGGCGTCTATTTGAACCTGTCCGCCGCCGCCTTTTCCGCCCTTGCCTCCTAGCCCTTTTGTCAGCCTGCCCCCTGCTCCCCCAACTGCCCGCAATGCGACCCCGATCAATGGTGCTGCCATAATATAGAACTCCTTTAAAAAACAAACGCCCCGCGCACAAGGAGGTTTCTTGAAGGCGCAAGCCCCAAAGGTGCAAAGGGGCTTCCCGTGTGGTAACGGGACGGGGCGTTGTTAAATTTTAGTTAATTGGATTTGGATTTGCTTTGCTGTGTCTCCCACTTGTGCCGTCAACTTCCTATGTCGCTCCCTTAATGCAAGCCACTCAATCGACTGCTCTGTGGAGGTTGACAGCTTGAGGGTGATCCCTGCAAGTTCTTTTTCCAATTCGCGCACCTGTTCAAGCGTTGGGTTCTTTTTTTTCACTTGGTA